AAATGGTGATCATGTCCTAACGGGCTACCCGCTAAAAAGCGGCCCCCAATGAGGCAAAAATGGCAAAATACAGACGTGTAGAAGAAGACGATAACGGTCTTACATATTCGGAAGAATTGGCACAACAGCAACAGGCACAAGCAGGTGGCCCAGAGCCAACTGATGCTGAAGATGCTACCTACAAAAAACGGTATGGTGATCTTCGTCGGCACTCTCATCAACTCCTGCAACAGAAAGATCAAGAAGTTGCACAGATGAAGGCGCAGCTTGAAACGGCTGCTAAAGGTCAGATCAAGTTTCCTAAAACTGATGAAGAGATTGATCAGTGGTCTAAGAAGTATCCTGACGTTGCTAAGATCGTGGACACGATTGCTAGGAAACGTGCTGGAGAAGCATTGGCTGAAGGTGAAAAGCGGATGGCTGGATTACGCCAGCTTGAAACAAAACTTACCCGTAAAGAAGCAGAACAACAGCTTGTACAGATTCATCCTGATTTTCACCAGATTAGGCAAGACGCTTCCTTCCATGAATGGGTGACTATGCAGCCGCAGTACATTCAAGATGCGTTGTATAAGAACAATACGAATGCAAATGAAGCAGCCCGTGCAATCGATCTTTATAAGGCCGATACAGGGAAGCGTAAGACTAAGAGCAAGTCGGCTGCACAGGCAGTAGGACGCACCTCTAGTTCCGCACCTAGTACTAACCAACGTGCTGCATTCTCTGAAAGTCAAATTGAGTCCATGACAGACTCAGAGTTTTCTAAAAACGAAGAGGCTATTAAAGAAGCAGTTCGTAATGGAAGCTTTAACTATGATTTAACAGGCGCAGCTAGATAGCTTGCAATGTAAATAGTTAAGTGCTATAATAAACGTGAGTAGCAGGACAATAACTGCTACCCACAACTCTTTGAAGATACGTCTGTAAGTAGACATATCCTCTGAGAGTTAATCTCTCAAATCACAGAATAGAGCCACCACACGGTCTACCTCTAGTTCTGATTTTTCCCAAGAATTTTGACGTTTAGTCCACCAGTGTGGTGAGGCCCGTCTGCTTGTTAGCTGCAACTAATCAGGCACTCGCACCCTCATATATCACTGCCACTCAATTGTCCTCTTCGGGGTTTGTTCGGGCGTTTCGCCCTGCCATTCCAAAAGGAGTACATACAATGGCATTCGCAAAAGCATCAGGTTATACTAACCTTAACACAGGCGGCTTCTCGCCTATCCTTTACAGCAAAAAAGCACAGCTTGCTTTCCGCAAGAGTTCTGTGGTCGAAGCTGTAACTAATACTGATTACAGCGGTGAGATTGCCTCACACGGAGACTCAGTGAAAATTATCCGTGAGCCTTCGATCACTATTAACGCTCTTGAGCGTGGTACTGCGCTGGCAACACAGGATTTAACCGACACCGATTTCACGATGGTTGTAGATAAAGCCAACTACTTCCAGTTCACTTTAGCAGATATCGAACAGGCGCATTCCCATATTAATTTCATGGACTTAGCATCTGATCGTGCTGGTTATGATCTTCGTGATGCGTTTGATGCGGAAGTTTTGGGTTACATGTCTGGTTGGAAAACACCAGGTTCATGGGCACGAAATACAACCACATCAGGTACGGTAGCAAATACTGCCGCTGGTACTGATGAATTGCTGGCAGCTAACAAGCTGGACATCGTAGATTTTGGTGGCGCTGAACTGAACAGTGGCGGCGAAGTAACATCTATTCCAATCGCCGCTGGCGGTGGAGCAGGTGCTATCACTTCACCATTGGCAATTATGAACCGTATCAATCGTATGATGGATCAGGCCAATGTTGCGACTGATGGTCGTTACTGTGTAATTGATCCAGTGATGGCAGAAGTCTTGATGGATGAGGATTCAAAACTCATCAATGCAGACTTTGGTGGTTCTTCAGAGATCCGAAACGGTCAGCTTCCAGCTAAGATCCGTAACTTCACTATCTATGTATCTAACAACTTGCCTTACTTAGGCAACGGTGCAGGTACAGCCGCCGCAGCGGGTTCCGAAACTAACTTCGGTGTTATGGTTGCAGGTCACGATAGTGCGGTAGCAGTAGCGGATCAGATCGCTAAAGTGGAGACATTCCGTTCTCCTACCACATTTAGTGATATTGTTCGGGGTATGCAACTATATGGCAGAAAAGTACTACGCCCAGAGGCGCTGTTCACTGCTAACTATAACCTAGCATAAACTTACTTAGGGGGGCAGGTCAAGTACCTGCCTCTCACTTTATTAAGGTTAACTTATGCCCACTACTTACATCGATCTTTGTAACCAGACCCTTCGCCGCTTAAATGAGGTGGAGATTGCGGATGCTGACTTTTTGTCTGTCCGTGGTGTTCAGGCACTTGTGAAAGACTCTGTTAAATCAGCGGTAGCTAAGATCAATCAGGCAGAGTTCGGGTGGCCTTTTAACGCCGCTGAACAGACTGATACTTTAGTAGTTGGTCAAACAGAATATACTTGGCCTCAGTATTTTAAAGTAGCCGATTGGAATAGCTTTCAGATCCAAGCAGATAGTAGCTTGGGGGCTGGATTTAAAACATTAAAATATATTGACCAAGATGAGTGGTACTCCACGCATCGTGATGATGATTATACGGCGGGTAATGCTGGCAGAGATATGCCTGAGTTTGTGTTTCCTTCCCACGGCAACGGTTATGGAGTAAGCCCATCACCAAATAAAACGTACTCCATTAGATACCGATATTTTCTAAATTACTCTGACATCACAAATGCAACTGATGTCACCCGCATTCCAGAAAGCTTTGACACCGTTTTAATCGATGGTGCGCTTTATACGATGTACATGTTCAAAGATAATCTAGAGGCTGCTCAAGCCGCATATATTGCCTTTGAGAAGGGCATAAAAGATCTTCAGACCCTTTATATAAATAACTACGTTTCGATACGAGACACACGGGTTAAATTCTAAATGCCAGATCAGATACAGTCCTTTAAATTAATCTGTAGCGGCGGTCTTAACTCAAACGAAAATCATCTTGATCTTTCGGATAATAGTCCTGGCGCAGCAACACGATTAGTGAACTACGAACCAAGCCTCTTCGGGGGCTATCGTCGTATTGAGGGCTATGATGACTACGACAGCGATTATGGTGAAGTCACAGTAGATGGACAGACTACGGGCCAAGGTAAGATCTTAGGGCTTGCTATCTTCAAAGACGATGCAACTAACAGCACAAAAATTATCGCAGCACGGCAAGATGCTGGTGGCACAAACTATAGCTTCTATTACTACACTGCGTACATTGGCTGGCGTAAATTTACCTTAGACCATTCCGTTACTAGGCCCATGACTTTAAATGGCCTGACTGTAGACAAGTTACGCCACGCTACGTTTAACTTTGGTACGGGTAACCACATTATCTTTGTGGACGGGGTAAACCCCGCCATCGTATTTAACGGCGTGAATTGGAAAGAGATTAAGTCTACTCACACAGGGGGCTATCACGCATCCAATAATACGGCGGGGGGAGATCAAGCATTAAATGCTCCTGCTCTAGTAGATGTTTTTGAGAACCATGTGTTCTTATCTGGGCACGAGGCAGCTAGAGCCGCAGTAGCTCACAGCGCACCTAATGATGGTTATACATGGACTACTGCGGCGGGTGCGGGCCAAGTAGCCGCTGGGTATGACGTAGTACAGATTAAACCATTCCGTGATGATCTTTTTGTTTTTGGAACGAACTCAATTAAGAAAATCAATGTAGATGCGTCCAACAACTTTGTACTTAATCAGGTCACTGCCAACGTGGGCTGCGTATCAAGGGATAGCGTCCTAGAAATCGGTGGTGATCTAGTATTTTTAGCGCCCGATGGTTTAAGACCTTGCGCCTCAACTTCCCGAATTGGGGATGTGGAGCTTGAAACAATCTCAAAGCCGATACAGGCCACTCTAGTAGATCTTATCGCCAATGAAGATATGACTACACTTAACGGAGTAGTGATTAGATCTAAATCTCAGATCAGATACTTCATTGGTGATGGGTCTAAGTCTGCCCCCGAAAGTATTGGTATTATAGGCGGTCTAACAGACAGTGCGGGTTCTATAAGCTGGGAATTTGGAGAGTTACTAGGTATTCGGGTGTCCTGTTGCGAAAGCGGTTACATAGGCACAACAGAATTTGTTCTTCACGGTGACTATGATGGAAAAGTTTACCAACAAGAAGAAGGCATAAGTTTTAACGGCGATGATATACTAGCTATTTATTCTACGCCGTATTTAGACTTCGGAGAGACAGAGCAGCGCAAGGTACTGCGTAAAATCAATACTTTTATTCGGGCAGAAGGCCCGTTGGAAATGCTTTTATCTATGACTTATGATTGGGGTGATGGAGATATTTCAACCCCAGCAACGTACTCACAATCTTCGTCGGGCGCACCTACGAATTATGGCGGCAGAAATATAAAATATAACACAACTAACGTATTATACGGCGGCTCATCGAAGCCGATTATGACCAGTGATATTCAGGGATCAGGCTTTTCCGCACAGGCTACTTTTGTGACCGTTGGTCAGACTGAACCATTTTCGGTTCAAGGCATGGTCTTTGAATTTACTTCGGCAGGGAGAAGATAACAGATGGCAGGTTACACACGGCAGTCTACTGGGCAGATTATTAACGGATCACCCATTACTGCGCCCCCGCTTAACTCTGAGTTTAACCAAGTGGCGGCTGCTTTTAACGCCACTACAGGGCATGGGCATACTGGCGGCGTAGGTGACTCGCCTAAAATTAATTTGGCTACATCTGTGGTTGGAATCTTGCCTACTGCTAATGGTGGGTCTGGCGGTAAAAACAATTTTGCTGCTACAGCGGCCCCGTCTATCAGCAATGATAATACTCAAGGCTATGTACCCGGATCTATGTGGGAAAACATAAATAACGGACGGGTATATGTTTGTGTAGGCAGTGCTACTGGTGCCGCTGTTTGGCGTGAACTCGTCACAATTTTCACTAATAACAAGATCGAACCTGCAATCCACAACACCGTCGATCTAGGCACCCCTACCGTAAGATTTCAGGATTTATTTTTACAAGGCGGCATTGCAGCGGCTGGCAACACAGCACTAGGCGGCACTCTCAACGTCACAGGTGCATCGACGCTTGCTGGCACAGCAAACATTACAGGTGCGGCTACAATGGCAAGCACCCTTGGCGTTTCTGGCAATGTGGTTTTATCTACAAATCTAAACGTCAGCGGTACTACTACGCTTTCAAATGCGGATATCAATTCTGGCTCAATTGACAACGTTGCGATTGGTGTTACCACCGCCTCAACGGGTGCTTTCACAACCATTACAACGTCAGGCCAAGCAACCTTAGCCAGCGCCGATATTAACGGTGGTTCAGTTGATGGTGCTGTCATTGGTTCTAGTACTCCTGCCGCAATCACAGGCACTAACATCACAGCCAATACGGGCTTTGTAGGTGACCTAACAGGGAATGTCGCAGGAAACCTTACAGGCAATTCGGCAGGAACGCATACAGGCGCTGTGGTTGGTAATGTCACAGGTAATGTGACCGCTTCAAGCGGATTGTCTACGTTCAACAACGTGACGGTCAACGGCACACTTGATGTTACTGGCACAACAATTGCCAACGTAACTGACCCTGTGAATGCACAAGACGCTGCCACTAAAAGTTATGTTGATACGGCTGATGCACTAAAATTGAATTTGGCAGGGGGTACGCTTTCGGGTGACCTCGCTATGGCATCAAACAAAGTAACAGGATTGGCTGACCCCGCTTCTGCACAAGACGCAGCTACCAAATCTTATGTCGATACCGCAGACGCCACTAAATTACCGCTGGCTGGCGGTACGATGTCTGGCGATGTCACTATGGGTGGCAACACAGTAACAGGCCTAGCAGCGCCCAGCGCAACTACCGATGCAACGACTAAAACATACGTCGATACAGCCGATGCGTTGAAGTTAAATCTTGCTGGCGGCACAATGTCTGGCCCGATTGCTATGGGTAGCAACAAAGTCACTGGGGTTGGAACGCCTACAGCCGCCACAGATGCAGCAAACAAGGCTTATGTTGATGCTGA